GCCGTTTGTGGGGTGCGCTTAGGGCAGCAATTCCTAATCATCGACGAGTTAAAAGCCCATGACACAGATGCCATGGCTTCAGAAATCAAGCGACGATGTGCCCACGTTTCTGCCCCTGTTTATGTCTACCCAGATGCATCAGGCGCAAACCGCAGCACTAATGCCGCGAGAACAGACATCGAACTTCTGCAGATGGCCGGTCTCTCCGTCGTCGCCGGTAAATCGAACCCTCTCATCCGTGATCGGGTGGCTGCTGTTCAGGCTCTTCTGGAGAATGGGAAAGGAGAGGTCAGGCTCCAGGTGCTTGAGAAGTGCGAAAGGATGATCGAGTGCCTGGAGCTGCAGAGCTACTCAGAACGCAACCCAGAGGAGCCTGACAAAGAAGCCGGATATGACCACCTAAACGATTCTTTGGGTTATGCCGTCTGGGCTCTATACAACCCGCTACACGTCCGGGCAGGGCGTGGCACTGGAATCCGTGTCTATTAACATCAAATTATTGGAAGGGGCTTAGCCGTGTATTCATCTGGGATCGGTGGCGCTAAGCGTGTTGGCAACGTCAGCACCGTCGATTCGCCCAACCAGGCGTTTATGAACATGGCCGACCATTGGGGTCTCTTGGAGACCCTGTTGGGTGGCACCTATGCCCTACGCAAAGGCCATAGAAAGTTTTTGCCGCAGTATCCGCGAGAAGACGACCTCAGCTACGACAACAGGCTCAAAATTTCATGCCTTAGTCCTTTCTACGCCCGCATTGAAAAAATGTTGGCGGGCATGTTGACCCGCAAGCCGGTCAGGTTGACCGATGTCAGTGACACGATCACAGAGCAACTGTTTGACGCAGATCTGCAGGGCAATGACATCACGCAGTTTCTGTATGAAGCCACCAGGATCTGCCTGCGTTATGGCCACGTCGGTGTTCTGGTCGATGCTGCAGCTGATGGCAGCGGACGGCCCTACTTCGTTCGATATACGCCTAGGGACATACTCGGCTGGAGAAGTGAAGTCATCGATGGCACGCAGAAGCTGACCCAGCTGCGCTTGTTTGAAACCATCACCGAGCCTGAAGGTGATTACGGGGAGAAGGTCATTGAGCAGGTGCGGGTGTTGACCCCTGGGGCCTACGAGATCCACCGCAAGGAAAAAGACGGTGAGTTCAAGCTGTTTGACGAGGGCACGACCACCGTCAAAGAGATCCCGTTTTCTGTCGCCTATTCCAACCGCGTCGGCCTGCTGGAATCGCGGCCACCGATGAACGACATTGCAGAGCTGAACCTAAAGCACTATCAGGCCAGCTCAGATCTCAGCAACCAGCTGAGAATTAGCGCGGTGCCTTTCCTGGCCATCTACGGGATGCCCCCTAGCGCCGAGGAAATCACGGCTGGCCCTTCGGAGGCCATGAGCCTGCCCACTGATTCACGGGTTGAGTTTGTCGAGCCATCAGGCAACAGCTACGAGGCGCAGTTCAAGCACCTGGACCGAATCGCGGAAGAGATCAACACGCTGGCGCTGGCCAGTGTTTTGGGCCAGAAGCTGTCAGCTGAAACCGCTGAGTCAAAGCGCATTGACCGCAGCCAGGGTGACTCAACGATGATGCTGATTGCGCAGCAAATGCAGGATCTACTGGACAACTGCCTGCGTTTTCATGCCGAGTATTTGAACGACAGCCAGCCCGGCACGGCTTACGTCAACCGGGACTTCCTGGGCCAACGTCTGCAGCCGCAAGAGATTCAAGCATTGCTGCAGCTTTACACCGCCGGGACTATCACCCAGAAAACCTTGCTTGAAGAACTCAACAAGGGAGAGGTGCTGGATGATCTGGACGTTGAAGAAGAACTGGAGGCGCTTGAGATGGGCGGTCTTTCAGGCACGCAGGAACCTGAAGAACAGGAGGAAGGGCCGGAAGACCTGGAGGAAGAGGGCCAAGATGAGGAGGTAGAGGAGGAGCCTGATGTTCAGGAATAGGAGCGAAGACCGGCAACGGAAGCTTTACGTTTTTCAGGGGGAATGTAAGGGCAAGGTTTTTGGCATTGTCCGGTCGACTTGGTATCGAGGCGGCAAGATCTGCCGGGTGCAGGAAACCAAGCTGCGGGACAGTTTCGATTCAATCGTGAACACCGCCAAGTTCTCGGCCGTTGTTGGCACGGCCCTGCGTGAAGGTTGCGACGTTTCGGTACACATTGATTGTGAGCCGGACCAGTTGGGCCTTGAGGATCTGTGACTGCCACCCCTACAAGCGGTCAGCGCCGCTTACTTGAGCAGAGCATCAAAGATGGTGGGGTTGCTGGCATCCCCACGTCTTACTACCGCAAGGCGCTGGACCTAAATCGGTTCAGCAACACTGTGGCCAACAAGCTGCTGGAGTCCTATCGGCGGCAGATCGTCAAAGCGGTGCGGGAGCTGGAGCGCATCGACAAGATGCCCAGCAGCAAAAAGCCGCAGTTCAAGGCTGCACGGATGCGGGCTCTGATCAAACAGAACCTGGATTCGATGCGGTCATGGTCAAACAGCAGCGTTGACGAGCTGATCAAACAGCTGGACGGTCTGGCCGATGTTGAAGTTGCGTTTGCTGCAGGTGAGCTGCAACGTGCAGTACCTGCAGGGATGAAGACTTCAGTGCGGACGGTTGAGGTCACTGAGTCGTTTGCCAGATCCGTGGTTTCTGCTGATCCGCTGGACGTTGGCACCAACCTGCTGCAGCAAAACATTGAGGAGGCAGTCAAGGGGCCAGGCGCATTGATGAAGTTGACGGCAAGGCAGGGCGCGATCATCCGGATGCCCGATGGCACCAGCGTTAAAAAGGCGTTTCGTGGCTTAGCAGAACGGCAAGGCGAGCTGTTTTCCCGTGCGGTGCTTGATGGCCTGCTGACTGGCGAAAGCACGGCAGCGATTGCCCGGTCTTTGTATGGCGAGCTGGGGTTTTCCACAGAGGCCCTGACTCCGCGGCAGGTGGCACTAGCTCAGACCGGCAACGCTTGGAAGATGGCGAAGCACCAGGTGCGGACTTTGGTGCGGACCAGCGTCAATGCAACGGCCAACGCGGCCAGCCAGCAGGTCTACAGGGCAAACCCAGAGGTCACGAAAAAGTATCGCTGGGTTGCAACGCTGGACAACCGCACATCCCCGATCTGCCGAAACCTTGATCAGTCGGTCTACGAGTACGGCAAGGGGCCAACACCAGCCAACCCGCCGCACTTCAACTGCAGGTCTACGACTATCCCGATCATTGACTACGAGGGCCTGGGGCTGAGCACGCCACCGAACACAAAGGGCTATCGACCGACGACCGAATCCAGGCCCAGCAGCGCCGAGCCTGATGGTGGTCGGGTGCCGGTCAACGTCAGTGCAGCGCAGCACATCTATGACCTGCGGGCAAACACCAAGTCAGGGCGCAAGTCAAAGTTCGAGCCAAGTGCGGCTCAGGCGCGGATGCTGAATGGTGGCCGGGATACAGCGGCAGGCAGACAAAAGGCCCGTTACTTCAACAGGCTGGCTGATCGGTACGGCCCTGATGGGGCAATGAAGCGGTTTATGCGGACTGATGGCAGTGAGGTGAGCTTGCAGCAGCTGCGGTCCCGATATGGGCAGCCGGACAAGATCACACAGGGCAAGAAAGCCGCGGCCCCCAAACCCAAGCCCAGGGCAAAATCCAAACCAGCGCCAATCCCTAAGCCTGAGCAGATCTCACCTGATGTGCAGCGCAGCTTTATTGAGGGTCACTTCTTTGGTCAACGTCAAAAGCTGAGCAATCAAGACGTAGCCGACAGCTTAGAAATTGTGGCGAAAGAGGATTCAGAGGTGGGCCGCAACTTCACCAAAATGCTGGAGTTCATGCGGCGTAAAAACATCTCAACCGTCTGGTCGAATGGCCGAGAGAAGGCCTTCGGCCGCGGCCCTAACTTTGACCACTGGAAAAACGACACGCTGATTCAGTCAATGAAAGACGGCGTTGCGCGGGCACCCGATGAGCGCGGGGCCAGAATTGTTGGTGATGTGGTCAAGGATTTAGAGAAGGGCCAGGTCTCTACGTTCTTGAACCGCTTTGGAGCCGTAAGCAGGGGGGCAGCCGGTCACACGGTCAATGGTGGTGGCTTCATCGTGTTGAGGCAGAGCAGCCGTCAGGTCAAGATCAAAGCAAGAGAGTTGACCAGGACTAAAGAAGCGGTGCTTCGTAGTGTTGAGGATGCAGCAGCAGGCAAACCCAAGTTTGTGACCAACGCAGATCTCTACAGCGTCACCGGCAAAACAACCGTGGACACCAAAGACGGATGGCTGGCCACTTTTGTGCATGAGGTTGGCCACCAAGTCCACTTCAACGCTGGCAAGCCTTCAATCATGCGAAGCCTTATGAAG